AATGGGCCGCGATCTCGGCCGCACTCAAGGCCCGCGGGTAGATCGCCACGTCCTGCAAGGAGCCGAGCCAGGAATTGGTCCCAGTATCGTCGAAGGCGATCCGTGCGAGGCCTGTATGCGCCCCATGCGCCTCTGTGACGCTGATATCTAGCGCGCCATCGATATAGATCGCGCAAGCACCAGTCGTCAGTACCACGACCATGTGATGCCATTGGTTATCCCGCACATTCCGCGGCCCGTCGATTAACCCACCGCCTAACCACACTTCGGCCACATTTGAGTTCGTGCCAACGAATAAACTCGCTTCCGGACGGATCGTCAATGCTGGACGTTGACCGGCACTCGACACAGATTGCTTGAACCAATATTCAATCGTCGCCGTGACCGGGACGGTGAGCGCCGTCGCCGTGAGGATCTTCCCTGTCGTCGCATCGAACGTCATCGCCTTGGAGTCGGCGGTCACCCCCGGCGAATTGAGCGTGACGCCGCCGCTGATCGTGCCGGGATTTGCCATCGCGAGATTCCTTGCCGAGCTTCCACTCGGATCGTCCAAGGGCCAATAGTCCGACGCGCCATCGAAGATCACTTGCTCTTGATACGTGAGCCGCACCGTGACCGTCGCCGTCGCCGTCACCGAGCCGTAGACGTTCGAGACCCGCACGCCGTAGACGGCCGTATCTACGATCGGCCCAGTCTCAAGGAACTGGTAGATCTCGCCGGGAAGATCGGCGCCGTCTTTCGTCCACTGGTACGCGAGCGGCGCCGCGCCGGCCGCGATCACCGTGAGGAGCACGACGTCGCCCGCGTCAATCGTCGTACTCTCCGGCCCCTCGACAATCGACGGCGGCACGTTGACCGGCGTCCCACTCGGCGTCGTCCCGCGGCCGACGACCTCGACCGCCGTCACCTGGATCTCTCGGTGGCGTTCGTCGAGGTCGTTCACCGCCTGGACCTGGAACGTCCGGCCCTCGAACACGATCTGGGTTTCGAGCCCGATGCCCGGATGGAACCGGCCGCGAATGAAGAACGCCGCCAACCCCTCCATCGCCTGCGTCCCCGCCGGCTGCACCGCGCAGTACCACGTCGGCGGATCGAGCACCACGGCCGGATGCTCGAGCGTCACCAGATGCCGGTACGACCCGATCCCCATTGCTACGCCAGCGCCGGATCGCGATAGAACGCGAGCAGGTTCTGGAGCTCCTTCCAGATGACCGCGTCCTGCCGGTTGGTCTGGCCGGTGAAGTCGTCGCCGCGATGTTCGTAGAAGTGGACGGTCAGCAGCAGGATGGCGTGCTTGACGGCCACGGGCGCGGACGCCGGCGTCCACGCCGCATCGGCCGCCGGCCCGAGGTACGCAAGCACGGCTTCCTGCGCGGTCGCCAACTTCTCGTCGATGTCCGCATCGTGCGCGGCGTCGGTGATCCGCAGTTGGATCGCTTTGACTTCCGCCGTCGTCCAGAGCGGCCCCGCGAGCGTGACGCGCGAGTACGTCAGCGTCACGACGCCTCCCCGTCCGGCGTCTCCGTGGCCAAAACGGGACTCACCGGGGGAGCGGGCGCCGTGACGCCGAGATCGCGGTTCGCGAGCTCCTCGAGCGAGACGTACTGCTGCTGGAGGTACGGCGTGTCGCCGCCCGGCACCGGCCCGAGGCCGAAGTACTTCCGCCGCGCCTCGTTGGGCGTCATGGCGCCGGCGCCGATCGCGTCATGCGCCGCCTTCGTCTTCGTCGCGGTGTCCATCCAGATCAGGTCGTCGAGATCGAACTCGGTCCCGTACGGCGCCGGCAGTTCCAGGCCGAAGTCGAGCGCGACCTCGATCGCGGTCAGATGCGTCTGGAGACACTGGCTGTGGTACTGGAGCGCCGACGCTTCAGAGTTCGCATAGGGCGGCTGCTGGCTGCTATCGACCATCGAGATCGGGACGCCGAAACAGCCGGCGATCGTCTTCGCCGTCCATCCCGCCTGTTCAATCCACTGCGACTCTTCCGCCGATGAGCCGACGGCCTCGTACTTCATGCCGTTCCCGACAATGGCGGTCTTGCCGGCGCCGAGCGCGTGCCAGGTCTCGCTCAACCGCTGCGCCGTCTGTGGATCGATCTCGGTCGGCGCAATCAGCATCCCGGACGGTCGGCCGCCGCTCGAGAAGAACGTCGTGCTCGCCGCTTGCATCGCCAGCCCCTGGCTGGCCGCGCCGCCGCAGGCGTAGAGCGGCGACAGGCCCACGAGCGGATGAAAGGCACAGTTCCACCGGTCGTGGATGATCTCCTTCGCGGGCACGACGAGCACGGTGCCGACGATGCCGGCGAGCTCATTGGTCTGGAGCTCGTAGTAGACGGCGCCGTCCGGCGAGACGAGCGGCTTGACGCGGCACGGGTCGAGCACGTACAGCGCCGTCACGACGCCGCGCGCATCCCGATCTTTGAGGACGTACGTGTTGCCGTACAGCAGTTTCGAGATCATCCAGGTTTCGAGAAACTGCCCCGTTGTCTGGTAGCTGTTGGGCTTCCGGAGCACGGGCGAAAACGCCGGGCTCGTCGTCTCGTGCCAGATTCCATTGGCATCGACGGCGACGAGCCGGAGCGGCAATTTCCCAATATCGGACGCAATCAGCGACACACAGCGGAAGACGACCGGATTGGCCAACGCCACCTCCAGCCGGATCTCGTCGTTGTGCTGCCAGGCGCCGGTGTAGGACTCGCGGACCACGGGCCAATAGCCGCCCGTGCCCGCCGCCGGCGCCCGTGGCCCCGGCGAGAACACCGCCCGCAATCGGTCGAGCAGCGCCACGCTATTCCTTCGACTTGCCCGTGGCCACGGTGACGCTGGTCCCGGACGGTGACGGCCAGGCGACCGCCGTGAGGTACTTCACCGAGTTCGTCCCGACGCGCTTCCAGGTGATGTACCGCTCGGCCCGCAGCGCGACCGCGTTCATCTGGAACATCGAGGCGTACACCGTGGTCGCATCGACCGGCGACATCGGCGCGTTGTCCATCTGGAGCGACGCTTCGGTGCTCGCGTCGATCGTCACGCCACCGTCGTCCGCGAACAGGATGAGTCCCGGCTGGAGGCCGACGACGTTCGTGCCGAGCACGTTCGACGTAATGAACTGGAGCCCCTTGTACGTCCCGCCGTTGATGCCGATCCCTGGAAACTCCGGCGATCCGTCCGAGTTCGTCCGGAAGGAGAGCGCCAAGGCGTTCGCGGGCGACAACAGGAACGTCAGCCCGTCCACCGGGATCCCGTTCGTGGCGAAGTGGTTGATCAGCCCGAGGATGTCGGCGAGCGGCGACACTGTGCCCGCCGCGGTCGGCGCGCCGTTCGTGATCGAGGCCGGATTGACGCCCGCGACCGCCGCGACCGCCGGATTGATGAACTGGCCATCAATGAACGCCGCGATGCCCTTGACCATGTCGTCGCGGACCAGCGCCTCCGCGGACGGGTTCGAGAAGCGGACGAGCTCCTGCGACAGCACAATGATCGCCGCGACCTTGTTGAACGCGAGCGTCTCCATCGCGAACGCCAGCGACGTGACCGGCTTCGGCTTCAGTTCCCCGACCCAGTTGTACGTGCCGCCGGCCGTCTGTGAGGGCACCTGGACGTTGAACGGGACTTTCTTCAGCCCGTCGATCTTGCCCACGATGGTGGCGGCGCGGAGCAGCGGCAGGAAGTCTTCGACGATCGCCGAATTGATGAGCGGCTTCGCCCAAGTCGCATCGGTGGTATTGCCGGCCGCGACGGCCGCTTTGATGGCCAGCGCGACTTCCGGCGTCGAATCGTTCCACCGCTTCTCGGCGTACACCGCCGCGTCGCAGCCCTCGAGCCGGGAGGCCAACTTGGCGATCGCGAACCGCGCGAGCTTGATGCCCGGCGGGACGTTCGGCCGCACGGACACGGGCGCGTAGTAGGGACGAATGACGCCCGGCTGGGGCGCCGGCACCTGGACCGCCTTGGTAATCTGCAGCGCTTCGTGTTCCCGCCACCGGCCGAGATCCGCGTCGATGCTCTTCACCTGGTCGCGCAGCCCGTCGTGCTCCGCCGCCGGCTCGTCGCCGAGCGTGGCGCCGTCCTCGGCCGTGCCTTCCATGATCGTGACCATGCGAGCCGCCAACGCCGCCCGCTTGTTTTCCAACGCTTCGATATGCTCCGCGGCTGTTTGCTTCATCACAGATCGCTCCCTGGTAGGTGGTGCTAGAGACTTGACGGTCAAGATCGTCGCCCCGGCGTTTGCCGGGATCGTGACGAGTGACACTTCGCAGATTTCGGATTTACTGATCCGGCGGACGCCGGACTTGAGGTACTCCGCGCCGTCGCCGAGGATCCGCAGGCCGATCGAGACGCCGGTGATGACACCCGCCTTAATGCACTGCCAGGCGTCGTCCACGCGCGTTTTGAGCGGACCCGGCTCATCGAGCGTGGGGAGCACCGCGTCAAACAGGATCCCGTCCGGCGTCGCCGTCAACATGACGCGCCCGAGCGGTTGTTTGTGATCGTGGTGGTAGAGCAGCGGCAGCGGGTTCCGGAACGTGACGCCGGCGGGATCGACGATCTCGCCTTGCCGATCGAGCTCCGGCGTGGACGCGATGCCGGAGAAGCGACGAGCGCCAGTATCGACCGACTTGATCTCTAAGAGCGCATAGGCACGGTCCACGGCAGGCAGTGAAGCACTGCCCGCCACAGGTCAGCGAATTATGGCCACAGAAATGCTAGAAACTCCACAACTCCGCGAGTCGGGCGAGCCAAAGCAGCAGGCCGATCACGATCACCACCCGAATCACCACCCGGAAGGGATTGGGCATGGGGATGTAGGTCTCGATGAGATACACGGCGAGGCCGAGGATCACGAGCACAATCACGACCGAGATGAGCGTCGAAATCATTCCGTCCCCCTTTGTGGTCTGACAGGGTAGGTCAGACCTTCGCCTTCTCGCGACAGGCCCGGTCCACAGCTTTTCGCAGCCACTCCGACAGTGGGATCCGGGCCTGGTCCGCCTGTTTCTGCGTCAGATCGTACTGCTTCGCCGGCAACCGGAAATGGACGCTGACCGATTCGTCATCGACCGCGATCCGCGGACGGCCTCGTGGCTTCATCCGACCACCAGCATCTGATAACTCGGGGCCACCGTCTTCGCCTGGCGGTTCATCAGATCGACGGCCATAATGAGCGCCACGACGCCGTCAATGCGTTCGGTGGACTTGGTCTTGGACGGCTTCAGGTTGCCCGCTGGGTCGCCTTCGACCGCGACGTTACTGACACACCACCGGAGCACCGGATGCCCGTCATGGCGCAGCCGGCGCCCGAGAATCGCCTGCTCCAGCGACTTGGTCGGCGCCGAGAGCGACGCGAAGCCTTGCCGCATCGCGAGACAGAGTAACCCGTCCTGCTGCTGGAGCCGCGTCACCAGGTCGGTCGCGTTCCACGGATCGAAGCTGATTTGCTGGAGTGAGAACTCGGCGGCCCAGCCCTGGAGCACCGTGCGGATCGCTTCGTAGTCCACGACCGATCCCGGCGTCGCCGTGATCATCCCCTGCCGCGCCCACTCGTCGTACGGGACGTGGTCGCGCCGGCTGCGTTCGACGATCCGGGCGGCCGGCACGAAGAACCGCGCCAGCACATCGAAGCCGGTCTCGTCCGGGAAGACGGCGACGAGCGCCGTCAAGTCGGTCGTCGTACTGAGGTCCATCCCGACGTAACAGCGCCGGCGACGGAGCGCCTCGATCGGCGCGGCCGTCTGGCAGGCGTCCCAGGTCGGCATCTGGATCCACCGCGACGCCTGCTCCGTCCACTGGTTCAAGTACAGCCGGCGGAAATTGTTCTCCTGGGCCGGGATCTCCTTCGCCCGGGCGGCCATCGTCTGCATCTCCTCGAGCGAGCGGAAATCCCCGAGCGCCGGGTTCGCCTTCTGCCAGACGCGCTTCTTCGTCCAGTCGGCGTCCTCGGGCGCTTCGTACAGGATCGGCAGGAACGACGGATCGATCTCGGGCTTCTCTTGCACCTTCTTCGCGTGCGCGTAGAGCTCCCAGAGAATCGAATGCCGGTCATAGCCGGCGGTGGAAATCACCAGGAGCAGCGGTTGTTTCCGCGCCGCCATCGACGTCGAGAGCACGTCGTACAGCCGGCGATCGGGCGCGGCGTGGAGCTCGTCGTAAATCACCATCGAGGCGTTGAAGCCGTGCTTACTGTACGCCTCGGCCGAGATGGCGCGGTAGAAACTGCCGGACGCCTGATGGTGGATCTTCTTCTGGGACTCGACCACGTAACAGCCGGCATAGAGCGCCGGATCGTTCCGGAGCATCTGGCTCGCCACGCCGAAGACCAGGCCGGCCTGGTCGCGATCCGCGGCGGCCGAGTACACCTCGGCGCCGGTTTCGCCATCGGCCAGTAAGCCGTACAGCGCAATCGCCGCCGCGAGCTCGGTCTTGCCGTTCTTTCTCGGCAGCATCAAGAGGCAGGTTCGGTACTGGCGCAGCCCGTCGCGCCGTTTCTTGAAAATCTGTTTGATGATCCGCAGTTGCCAGGGCCGGAGGTTGAACG